CGGACTTATGCAACTTGTCGCTTACGGAGCTCAGGATGTTTACTTGACTGGTAACCCCAAGGTCACCTTCTTCCAGGCGGTTTACAAGCGCCACACCAACTTTGCCCTTGAGAACATTCAGCAGACCGTCAACGGCTCTGCCAACAATGGCAACAGGATTTCGGTCACCATCGCTCGTAACGGTGATTTGATTGGCGAAATGTACATGAAGTTATACGTCAAGGATGGTGGCCTTGACACAGACGGAACCAAGGGATGCTGGCTCGCCGAGCGTGCCATCTCCGACGTGGAGCTCTCCATCGGAGGTCAGCGCATTGACAAGCACTATCAGCGCTGGTGGAGGCTGTACTCCGAGTTGTATCTCGATGAGGCCAAGAAGGCGAACTACGGCAAGATGACCTCGTGCCCCACCGGTGCTCAGGGTTCTGCTGTGTACCTGCCCCTGCTCTTCTTCTTCAACCGCAACGCCGGCCTGTACTTGCCTCTCATTGCCCTGCAGTATCACGAGGTCCGTCTCGACTTTGATCTCGCCTCGGATTTCACCGCCAACTTCACCCAGTCCCCCGAGGTCTGGGGTCAGTACGTGTACTTGGACACCGAGGAGCGCAGGCGCTTTGCTCAGAAGCCCCACGAGTATCTCATTGAGCAGGTTCAGCACACTGGTACCGACTCGATGCAGACCCAGATCCGTCTGTCCTACAACCACCCGGTCAAGGTTATGCACTGGTGCATCACCGATGGTTCCTCGGATGGCAACAGCCTGTGGAATCTGACCACCAAGAGCAACATCCACTTGGAGACTAATTCGACCAATGTCCCTGGCCCCATCTCTATCATGTCTGGTGCTCCTTTCTTGAATCCGCAGGGGGGAGATGATCAGTTTGTTGAGGAATCCGCCGGCCCCATGGCTGGCAGGACCTTCAAGCTCGTGCTCAACGGCCAGGATCGCTTCAAGGAGCAGGATGGCAAGTTCTTCAACCAGGTGCAGCCCTTCTGGCACTTGCCCGGCAACCCGTACCCGGGTATCTACACCTACTCCTTTGCGCTCAAGCCCACCGAGCACCAGCCCACCGGCACCTGCAACTTTTCCCGCATTGACAATGCCCAGGTGCAATACTCCACTGTTAACGGTCTCACCGGCTACGTCCAGGACATGTACGCCGTCAACTACAATGTTCTCAGGATCCAGGGAGGAATGGGCGGCACGGCATTTTCGAACTAAGGGTTTTAGTTTGCTCCCCAAGGGTATTAAAGAAAAGCGTCACACACTGAGTAACAATGGCCGACATGAACTTCACCGTTTTTGGCAACCAAGTTACCAACATCTACACGCAAGTGTCTCCCGAGTACTACATTTTGCAAATTCGCCAAGACCACGGGTTGTATGATTACCTGACGGTCGTTGATACTGGCGTTGTCCAAGAACTCCGCAACTTTGTTTGGTATCATCAACACACTCAAAACGGAATCTACTTTGGATCGAGCATCAACATTGCAACGAGGAGACACTTGAATCGCCTTCAAGTGTGTCAAGAAGTCAAGGACACCCTTCTTCTTCACAGGCTGATAGCCTTTTTGGCTATCCCAAACACGAATGATCCAACTGTGTACCGATACGTGGATCACATAAGCAGAAACACGTTGGATAATCGCATCGTGAATCTGAGATGGGCGACACAATCCAATCAAAATGTGAATCAAAACCAACACACTCGAAGGGCCTATGCGAGGCCACTACCAGATGACATTCCTGGTCCCCTTCCAAAGTACGTGAATTGGAATGTCGAAACGTATGCACCAGGAAAAACTCGGTGCTTCTTTCGAGTCGAGTGTCACCCAGGTCTCCCAGGTGGTAAACCGTGGTCAACTTCGAAATCCGGCAAAGTATCAAATCTTGAAAAGCTCGAACAAGCAAAGGAAAAGGTGAATGAGTTGAATCAACTCGTGGATCCTGATCCAGAAGCGACTCTTCGACAACAACTTGAAGAAGAGTTTCAAGCAATTATCGCGGTTTAGGTGCGTTTTTTCATCTCAAAAAATCACCAGGTGAATAGTGGGTGAGAGCCCATGTGTTGAGCCTCCGGCCCGCGACTCTCGAGTCGCTCCCTCCTCTTGGCCAAGTGGTAAGGCGTCGGACTGTAGATCCGCAGATCACCTGTTCGAATCAGGTAGAGGAGAAACAATGTTCCTATAACTCAGTTGGTAGAGTGTGCGGCTGTTAACCGCAAAGTCGTGAGTTCAAACCTCACTGGGAACGCAAACGCACCTTTAGCTCAGTGGTAGAGCGCTGCACTTGTAATGCAGCGGTCACAGGTTCAATCCCTGTAAGGTGCAACACACTTCAACAATGAGTGCTTCGCACTCGAAGATTCAGTCAATTATCA